TTTTGGTAATGCCAGTGCAGCTAGGTCATACGCCGTCTTGACGCCATTTGGTGTGGCAGCAGTTGTTGTACTAGAACTTGCAACACCATCAGTCAGTTGCAGAACACCAACAGCACTTGTCGTGCCGGTCGTGACTGAAATAACAGGCGTTACCGTTCCAGTTGCAACCTGTATTGGAGCGGTGCCAGTAACGCTGGTAACTGTGCCAACTTGATTGGCAATCCACTCAAGGCCAGTTGCTTCGCTGCTATTGGCACTGAGGACAAAACCATCCGTTCCAACGCCAAGCTTGTCCAGCGTGGTCGCAGCTGTTGAAACAATCAGATCGCCCTTTGTGTAAGAAGCAATCCCAGTACCACCACGAGGCACAGCCAGCATTCCGCTGGTCAAGTTTGTTGCAACGCGGCATTCGTTGCTGACTTCTTCAAGTGCTAGTTGTACGTTCGTGCTACCAAGGCTTGCCGCAGGTGAGAACGCAACATTATTAGCTGTTTGCGCCGTATAAGTAGACGAAACATCAATCTCAACCCAGTTAGAACCGTCAGACAAGCAAATGTCGGGCGGTGCAAGTGTCACAGGAGGGGCTGGCGCTGTACCCGTACCACCAATGGAAACGACAACGTAATAATTAGCGTTGTCTGCACTGGCAAGAGGCAAAGCATTGCCAACGCTTAGACCTAAAGCAGAACCTTCGCCGGTAACGCTTGCAATCTGGTTTGTGGTTGCGTTGTAAGTACCAGCAAGAATAATTGCACCAGCTGAAATGCCAAGTGGCTGCCAAACGTTGCCGTCCCAGACAAAAAAGTTCTTTTCAAGCGGGTTATAAAACAACTGACCTTTGAAGTCAGCAGTAGGCAATGTCTCGCCAAATGCGGTGACAGAACTATCAGCAAGTTTGTCTCCAGTAACTGCGCTGTTAGCAATAAACGCGGTTCCAAACTCGCCTGACGTGACTTTGGTTGCATCAAGATCAGGAATATCAGCTGGGAGCAGAGCGGTTGCTGCGCTGATGTGGCCTTGAGCATCAAACGTAATTCCACTAACAGTTGCGCCAGTGACTGAATTGCTGTGATCCAGCGTTCCACTGGTAACGGCTAAACCTGTTCCAGGTTGAATAATGCCTTTTGCAGATGCTGTTGCATCAGGCAAATCAGTTGGCACCAAGCTGCGGAATGTTGGTGCAGCATCTACTCCGGTAGCAGGGCCTGCAAATACACTTGCTGCAACTTGCGTATCAAGTGACAGCGACAGATCAGTTGTAAATGCAGTCGGATTACTAACAACAACAGCAAATGGAGTTGACTCCGTAACGGTTATCGACTGGATGCCAGCTTCTTGCGACCAAGCTGTTCCGCTCCAACGATACGCAATGCTTGTGCTGGTGTTATACCAACCCTGACCTGTGTAATCACCTGTCCCAGAAGGAGTGGCACTACTAACAATGCAAGTAGCTTGATCGCCAATCTTTTCTGCAGTAACTGAATCAGGATGAAGTTTGCCCGTTGTTACCGAGCTGGTGCCAAGATTTGCTTCTAAAACAATATCATTGGCAAGTGTTGTTACAAAAGAACCAGTACCGCTGCCTGTTACCGCTCCAGTTAACGTAATCGTCTGATCACCAGTGTTCGTCCCACTACTGGTCCCGCTAAATACTGAACCGTCTGTCCAAGTTCCGGTAGAAGTTGCTAAATCTCCAAGCCCTAATGTGGTGCGTTGGTTTGCTGCAGTCGCATCATTAAGTAAAGCTCGTCCAGCAGCGGTGCAAGCTATCTCTTCAATTAAGCCACCACCTGAACTGCTGCGACCAAGAACTATATCCGTGCTGGTTGTATCTTGGATCTTTTCATAAGTAACTGCATCAGCCGCAATATTGGCATTTTCGACAACTCCTGCAGCAAGGGTTGTTGCAAAAGATCCGGTACCACTTCCAGCAACGGCTCCCGTCAACGTGATTGTCTGATCACCAGTGTTGGTGCCTGAGCTTGTACCTGAATGCGTTCCAGTAAACGTTCCGCTCTGCGTCGCTAACGTCCCAAGACCCAATGTGGTGCGTTGAGCTGCAGCATCAGCATCATCAAGTAACGCTCTGCCTGCTGCGGTTAACGAGAAAACTGCATAGGTATCAGATGCAGTTGCATAAATGCCTTGATCTGCAGCAGTCGTTAATCCTGAAATTGACTGCAGCCCAGCGTCATACGCCTGGACATCCGTCCCAATTGCTACGCCAAGATTTACCCGTGCATTGGCGGCATCACTTGCGCCCGTTCCACCATCCGCAATGGTGATGTCTGTAATGCCAGTGATCGTGCCACTGGTAATGGTCAGGTTTGTAAGAGTTGAACCGTCAGCATCAAGCGTGGCAATTGTGCCAAGCCCTAACGTTGTCCTTTGGGCTGCAGCACTTAAGTCATCTAATAATGCCCGGCCTGCAGCAGTACAAATAATTTCCTCAATAACACCAGCATCTGCGCTGCTACGTCCCAGCAAACGGTCAGTTGCCGTAACGTTTTGGATCTTGACATAGGTGATCGCATCATCAGCAATCGAAGCTGTGCCTAGCTTTGTCGTGCTGCTTTGATCAAGCTTGTCTAGATCAATGGTGCTGACATCGATCAGATCAAGACCGGCGTCAACAAGGTTTTTTGCGGTAACCTTCTTGGTCTCAGAACCGCTAATGTCCGCAATAGGCAGAACGTCTGCTGCTGCAACCCCAGCCTTGGACAGCTCATTGAGCTGCGTAATTCTTTGGTCAGCCAAGGCTCAGCTCCTTACGCCAGGGGTACTTGCGCTCAGTTTAATCCGTAACTTCCTTCAACAGGTAATCAAGCGACTGCTCTTGGCGGATTCGATCGTCATCTTCTTTCAGCAGATACTCGGCCAACGTTCCAACAACAAGCTTCAGCTCGCCAGTTGTCACAAAATCCAAGGTGCATCTGATTGCATCGTCTAGATCGACTGAAACGCCAGAGTTGGTTACAACAGCAGTGAGAGAGTAGAAAATGCTTTGCTCTGCTGGGTTTATATCCCTATCAACCAAGTAAAGGAAAAGATCAAAAGCACAACCTAGGTCTAGCCTTTGGATCAATTGCAACATCAGCAACGACGTTTCTCTTGTCCCATCAGACGCATTATTGAAGAGGCACTCAATACGTCCACTGCCGCTGATCAGACCAGCGTTGTATTGATTCTTAAACTTGTCAGAAAGCGTTGTGGTGTCAACCTGCTCACGACTAGCGTTAAATTCGTAGCTCGTAACGTCACCAAGAATATTAGAGCCAACGTCTCTAACAGCAAGCGTTACTTCAATTGGATCCCCCGTAAAGGATTGCAAGGCAATCTCGTTTGACCGATTATTGTTGACGGCATCAGCAAATGTTGGATACAGACGTAATCCACCCGCAGCATTTACATTTACATAGGTGCTGTACGTTTCCTGTATCGCTCCAGCAGACCAGTTAGAGGCTGGGATGAATAGAAGTTTTCGTGCATCAGTTGTCTCAATATCAACCTTGTCCCCAGTAAAAAGATTGTCTATACCGTTCGCTGTCCCAATCCGGTTCAAGACTGTGCTTATGTCATCAAGCCCAATGCTTTCGTTTAAAACGCCAAGGACTGGATCCGTTCCACGGCGCAAACGGACGCGGCCTTGACTGCCAAGGAAAAACGTCATCAGCTAACAACTTCAGAGAAGTCACCGTCAACCGTAAAGTTGATTGGCACGACGCTTAGCTCGCCAGTAGAGACTGAAATGCTCGCAGATGTGATGTAAGCATTAAATTTAATATCGTCTGCAGAACCCGTTCCAACGTTCAATTCCATAAACACGCGATCGCTTGTCTCGATAGAACCGGTTTTATGAATTTTTGACAGCAACGCCGTGAACTCAGTCAAAGACACGCTTTCGCCTGCTTCAAGCCGGTAATACATCAAAGTCGCGCTACCAGTTGCGCCCTTCACTCCAGGCGTAAACGTATTGCTTGTGCTGTCAATGGTATTGGTGCTAAGCAGCTCAAGCGTGCTTTCAATTGACCAATCACGGATCTTGGCAACAGGCTTGCCGTTAAACACCAGCGAGCCACTGCGTCCGGTAAAGAAGGCCATCGCTTCGCTGGATCTAGAACATTGGCTTTATGTTAGCTCACATCAAACTTCTCGGGCCTAAAGTCCGCAACGTCAGCACGTTGCTCGTCATCACAGGGATATTCGATAGCTCTCACGGTCACCTCGCCTTCTTGATCCATTTCTACTTCCGTGACCCTAAACACACGTTTCTTGCCCGAATCAATCCCCATCACATAAAGATGACCAACTTTATTGGACTGTCCTGAAGCAATGCCGTTTGACACACTTATCGAATTTTTAGATACGATTTGCTTATCATCTCGATTGTAAAGCAAGAAGTTATACGTTCCATCTTCAATCTTGTCTTTCAATGGTGAGTTTAAAGCCCCACCCTCGGCGATAACGCCAGAGGATGTTCTTTCCCAGTTAGTAAGACCAATATCAACGTAAATAAACGCTCCAGGTTCAATTGGATTGGCTGACGGGAATGTCTTAAACTCAACGCCACGTCGAATAAATTTGCGCTGATTCACAAGCATTTTGCCAAACATAATGGCTTGCTGCCTACTTGTGATAAAGCCGCTGGCGTCAAACGTTTCCCTGATTGCATCCTGATTTGATCTATTTCTTTTAACTTCAACTGTCCTTTTGCGCTGAAAAATTGCTTTTGAAAACTCTTCTCTGTAAACAACGCTTGCAACAAGGTCTTGAGTGCTCGCTCCGTAGTCCAAAAACTCTTCTTTGTAAGAGTCCTCAAGGATATTGCCTGTAGTAAACAACGCAGAAATTGTCATCTTGATGGGACGACCTTGGTTGTCAGCGGCTCTGCCATCTTTATCGACAGGCAGCACTGGAACTAAAGTCTCCCTGCCGTTCTTTCTTGCAAATTCAAGCAAGCTAAAGGGAGCATTGTTCACCCAGAAATCGCGCCAAGAAGAGTTGTCTGCAATTATGCAATCCATAAACAGCTTGATCTTGGGAACCGACTGACCGTCTTCAGGGTGTGTAGGCAGGTTGTTGTTTCGGCAAAAATCCTTTGCAGCCTTAAGGCTTGATTGATCTAAAACAGAAGGGGGCGCGTATTTACCAATCCCGTTAACCCTGTCAAGAACAGTGTCTACAAAGATATCAGGAGCGAAGCTAGTGCTCTTACTTGGATGTGGCTTAGTAAAGTCACTGACCCTATAGCTTTGTTTGCCCTCTTCTACAAATGTGGTCACATTGCGTAAGTCTTGAATGTTTCGACCTGCAAAAAGGCACAACCCAAGCACTGAAAGGTTTCTGTACTTTTTCTCTGTGTCTTCTATCTGCTGCTCGCTTACAGCTGTCAATGCCAGCTCAGGTCCATTCTCGAAACTAAATTGAACTTGCGTATCGGTGTTGACTGAGAATACGTCCCACTCATTCGTAAGCTTAGGTCCACGCTCTTCCAAATTTGGCCAATCGTCTTCATTTTTTGCGTTATATTCTTTACCCTTAAACCAAACCCGTCCATTCGCCTGACTGCCTGTACTTCTTACCGTTTCGTGGCTATCTAAAAGCACGAAAGTACCTTGACCATTTAACTTAAGCTCTGAAGCAACGTCATAGACAGGATCAAGCTTGAAAGCATACTTGTCGCGATCTGGTGCGAGAAAGTTAAAGTCGTTATACGCGTCCCCTTCCGACGAACCACGCACAATGAAAAGAACTTCATGCACCTTGTATGCTTTATCTTTTGCTCTTTTATATGAAAATCTGAAAAAAGCTTGACGGCCATGTATGCCGTTATCGCCTAAGGAGTGTTTTTTCGAGGCTTTAATTTCACCATACTTTTTCTGGCGGCCAGAAATTCGCCTAAACAGTTTTGATTTAATTGAAAACTTGACATGATCCACTTCACTTACGGTTTCATAGGCGACTGAATCAGCCTTGACTAAGGCTTTTACGAAGAAGTTGTTGTCAGCCCTGGCAAGCAAGTCATCCCAGTCATTCAAGAAGCTTTCGATATCTCGCTTGACACCTTGTTTTTGCCTTTTAATCCGCTCAAAGGCTCCTTCAAGTGCTTCGACCCCAGCAGTATCCGGAACTCTTTTCCCTGAAGGAAAATCATCCAGCAAGCTGTCGATTTGGGCGATACCACCGCTGCCGTAACGATTGTTATCAATGCCAAAAAAAGCTCCGTTATGGTCAAGCAATTGCTGCACTAACAAGTCTCTCTTGCGTTCAACGATTCGCAGATTTCTTTTAGCAATTGCTTCGCGGACTCTTTTCAGTTTCCTAACAATCCTTACGCCTCTGGGAGCAAGACCTGTGTTTTTGGCAGTTATATTTTCCCAAGATGCAAACCTGACTGGATCCCCCTTGGTATTTTGATTAAACGCACTGTCTTTAAGTCTTTTTGACTTTCCAATTTTATCTCTGTTTGGTTTTGCCCTAAGACTATCTATTTTGTTTAAAAGCTCATCTTCTTCAGCATTAAGCTGAGCAAGGCGTCCGTTTTCAGCATCGTTCTCAAAATCAAGATCAATAGCTTCAGCCAACGTAATGTTTGAATATTTTTTACCTCCAATGTCGAAAACAATTTCAGGCTTTCTAGCGTTAAGATCCGCATCGTACTCACCGTCTTGAATTTTACTAATTAATTTTCTAGCTCGGTTTTTATCGCTTCGTAGCTCTCTCTTAAATTCTTTGGCGTTTACCGTAGGGGGTTTTCCTAAAATCTTGTCTTCTAAAAATTTTGTATATTCCAGTGAGCCACCGGGATCAATAGTTTTACTTTCATTTTCATCAAGTACACTTATCCAGGTAATTTTACGCTTGGTGTCAAAGTCGTAGTCAACCTGTCGGCCTGACAAGCTGTAATCGTTTTCAAATCCTTCCGTCCTATACTGATCTTTTTCGTCAGCGTCGTCTAAAGTTGCTTTATTCGCGCTGTTGCTAAATACATTTCTATAGTTTTTTCTGTCTTTTTCGTAATCCTTGCGATTGCTCTCGGGTATAGTTTTTTCTGAATCTTCAAGCTTGTTTTCTATTATTTTTAAATGATTTTCTAGCTTTTTCTTTTGTTCTTTTGCTTGCCGCAAAGGTGAGTCCCTGTTGTAGGGTGCCGACGGACAAATGCCTGACTCAACGCATTTAAATGTTGCGTCTACATCACCATCATCAGGATCCCTGGAGTCCCCAAAGCTGATTAACCTAAACTTAGCGGAGCCCAGCATGTAGGTGCTGCCAAAGTCCAAAGCATTTACAGCTTGCTGGCGAAAATTGAGAGCCAACGGGACCGCTTCGTCATCGCCACCGCCTGTGTAGTCTTTTGATTCAAATCGAACTTTAATCTCAGAATTTTTAGGATATGGATAATCCGTTCTTGTCCAATCATTTGACTCTACACTTACTCCAATTGGCGCAAACTGTTCTTCACCCTCAGAATCTCTTGTTACCATTTCAACGTTGACCGGAATAGGGTCGTAAATACCAAGTGAGGATGAGGTTGTTGGAGAATATGCTTGGCTAAACCCTTCCGTTCCTTGCTTGTTATTAACAGTCAAGACTTGGCAAACTTGCCTCCCGTCTTGTCCTGCACGGCCTGAATCGTCTGGGAAAAAATTAAGATCACCTCTTGAAAGGTCTTTAAATCTTGGCGGCCTCCCAGCACTTTCGTCTTTATAAAAAAGAAACGTTGTAGACGGGTCTAGTTGATCAATTGAAAGAGATCCAAAGGCAGTCCTTTTATTGCTGATGTTGATAATGCGTGACGCTCCAAGAACAAACAACAGCTGCATAAACTGTGCTGAACCAAAGTTGTCAACCACTGACCACACCAGAGAGCCACTGACTCGAACGCCGCCTTCTGGGTTGTCATCCCTACTGGTGTAAACAAGGTTTACTGGATCGCCATACGATGCAAGCTCTGGAGCACTGTTGAAGCCAGAGGACGGTGAAAAGCGTTGCTGCCTTGTTCTTCTTTGGTTGTCTGCCTTGAGCTCAGGGATGTTTGGCTTGGGTGCTAGGAGTGCCGCTCCAACCTGAAACAGGGTGCCGACAATCGTTAGTACAAGCGCAACTGTTCCAACTTCGTTTCTAACGTCAAGCGCAGTACCAATCTTTGCGTCCTGATACTCCTGTTGTAACGCAACAAACTCCAGATACTCTTCCTTGCTTACCCCCAGCGTTTCAATCAGCTGGTACTCATAAGGCAGCAGTCTCCGATTCATCAGTTCAACCAGAAATTTTCTGGTTGAAC